GCTATAATCAGCCACTTTCTATGGAAATTGAAAACATTTCTTATATCTTACCTCTTTCTACCTTTTAAAGCACTATTTCTTTGTGCTTGTTCTTGTTCTTTTTTATATTCTTCGCTTTCTAACTCAGAATAAGCAGCCCATCCTATCATCTCTTCTACAGTAAGAGTTTCACATAATTCAGCTACAGTTTTACCTAATTCTTTTGCTAATGAATAAATAAATCTCCATTGGTTATTAGCTTTTTAAGTCGGCTTTAGCCTCTTTTACCTCCCTAGTCTGTCCTGCTTCAATCATTGCCAATTGAATTTCTTGAAGAATATTTGCTTCAACTTCTCTTCTTAATGATGCTTTATCACCATCTTGAAAAAGTTTGTTACCATCTTCATCTAATGCTTTTGCAATCATTAATTGTAAAGCAAATTCATTTGTATCTTCAGAAGTAGATTTTTTTTGAATAAGTTCTCGTTCAGCAATCGTTAATGGATGCCAATAAACAGTTAAAATAATTTCGTCATTTTTAACAACATCGTGTTTGTATGTTTGACTAACCCCAAAATTATTTTTGAGGAGTTCAATAGCTCTGACCATAGAAAAATATGTTTATATTAGTATACTACGCATTAGCAGTAAATTGGCAAGATATTATACCTACATAGTGACTCCTATCTTCAATCTCTAACGCAGTTGGACCATTAACATCTCGAACTAGAGGAGTAACAGAAAAAGGATCTGTATAACCAGGTGCATTAACTGAAGTTAAACCATCTATTACGGATTCACTAATAGCTGAAAGGACAGAAGTACCTTTACTTTGAGGAACATAAACATTGCATTGAATTACTCCAGAATAATAATCAGAAGCAGCACCCTGATTTTGTAACGTAGATTGTGTAAAGTTAACACTTATAACAACATATTTTGTTGATTTACCAGGAGTTGCAAAAGTAACATTGTCATAAACAACTTTTACAGTAGCGTCTGCTGCTACTACTGCATCTGTTACTGCTTTTTCAAGTGCTGCTCTTGCTTTTACTAAAGTCATAATTAAAACTGTGTGTAACGAATACCAGGAGGTGCAGATCCAAAACCACTTGTAGCTCCACTAGCAACAAATAATTTACCTTTATCTGTCATAGTTTCTTTAATCATTTTACCTAAAGAACCTTGAATAAATAATTGAACTTTACCTCCTTCTAAAGCATAAACAGCATATTTAGCTTTATTTCCTATATAAACAGGTCTTGTATAATTAAAAACTCTATCAACAGGAAAACGTGGTTTTATTACAGGATTGGTTGGAACACTACCGCCAGTACCAGCTAAAAATGCTCCTGTAGCTTGTCGTTTAATACCAGCCCAAGGCTGAAATTTTTCAATACGATCTGTTGGTCTTACTGGACTACTTTGTGCTTTCCAACTAGATGCAAAAAATCCTGTGTAAACTGGACTACGTTTTTTAGTTGATAACTGTGCATGAA